GGGGAACTCGTTGGCGAACAGCCGGACGATGCAACGGCGGCGGCAGCCTATCGCGAGGCAGTGGTCAAGGCGGCGGCGATGGCGGCTGAAAGTGCCGGATCGTCGATCAGCACTGCCCGCGACATCGTGACGGCATCGGCTGACGTGCTGCGGACCGGCACGGCTGCAGACGTGGAAAGCGTACTGGTGTCGGCACTCGGGCCAGAGCGTGACGCTGTGACGGCTGCCACGGCCACGACACAGGCACAGACGGCAGGCACCGTTGCGGCACGGCTACCAGTCGAGGCGGCGGGGTTCAACATGGTGACGCGATGGGTGACCGAGCAGGATTCGAAGGTCTGCCCGCTGTGTCGGCCCCTTAATGGCAAGGTGCCTGATCTGTGGGGACTCGTGTTAGAGAATGCGTTGGCACCGGGCGGCAGCAGGGCTGCTGCATCAGTCGTGGCGAACGGTGGCCCGCCTGCGCATCCAAACTGTCGGTGCTACCTGCGAACGACTCGCGAGCCGCAAGCACGTCGGGTGAGAGTGTCGGGATAACCTTGGGGCAAATTTGCCCTATGGTCCGAGACCCCTAGAAAACAAGGGCGGCTGACCTTGCGTAAAATTTTACGGAAGGTGCCTTTTGTATGAACGTGGCATTTTGTCCCCTCTGATATTGCGGCTGTCTGTGCTGTCTCGACAATCGAGATATGAGACTCACCGAACAGACAGCAATCGCCCCCCGCCGAGTGGACCGGGAAGCCGGACTGATCGAGGGTGTGCGTATTCTCGGGCCAGACAGCAAGAACGGGCGGAAGTACTCGCCCCGTGCAATGTCTGAGGCTGCCCGCCTGTACGAGGGGGCCCCTGTCAACGTCGATCATCCTGCCACCGAGCGGAAAGATCGGCCACTGGCTGAGGCGTTCGGCTGGATTCGCAATGTTCGGCAGGAAGCGGACGGCGTCTACGGCGATCTGCACTACCTGCGGAGTCACCCGCAAGCGGAACTCGTGGCTGAGGCAGCAGAACGCAACCCGAACCGGATCGGCCTGAGTCATCATGCTGAAGGCACGGTGCGGATGGACGGCCAGCGGGTGATTGTCGAGACGGTAGAGCGTGTACACAGCGTCGATCTTGTCCAGACTCCCGCCACCAATGCGGGACTTTTTGAAAGCAAGGGGAAGCCGATGACGATCCGCGAAGCCGCAGTGGCTGCCGGTGAAGAGAGGGTGCTGGCGGCTGAGGGGATGGATGCCTACGCCGACAAGCCGATGCAGGAGAACGAGATGGACTACTTCGCGGCGATGGTCGCGGAGGTGATGGGGATGGATGCCGACCGGTCTGAAAAAATGAAGCGACTCGCGGCCATCCTGAAAGCCCAAGAGATGCTGCAGGCACAGGACGCGGCCCCCGCTGTTGAGCCCCCCGAAGCCGAAACCGAGATGGAAGGCGAGGGGATGGCCCCCGAAGATCTGAAAAAGGCGATGGCCGAAGCCGTGGCCCCCGTGCTGTCGAAATTCGACAAGCTGCTGGAGTCGTTCGGACAGATCAAGGCCGAGCACGACGCGCGGAAGTTGCTGGAGTCGTCTGGCCGAGAGGTGACGGCTGAGCGTGTCGCGGCGTTGCTGGCTGTCGATGCTGGCAAGAGGCAGGCGATCCTCGAATCGTGGCCCGTCTCGCAGCGCAACCCCCGTCCTGTGGCCAGTCCCCCGGCGGCGATCAACGTGACTTATCCCACCGATACCCGGCAGTTTGTTGCTGCCATTCGTTCCAACTGAAGGAGCCGATAAATGGCTGTACGAACTGACGGTTTGCCGTGGCTGTTGGCCCAGCGTAACCAATTCACGATTCAAGACGATTTCCTTCGCGACGTGGACGCGGCGGATTGGGTGACGACCCTCACCGACTCGGGGACTGCCAGCGTGGGAGACGCGGCGGGCGGCGTGATCGCTCTGGTGCCGTCTGACGGCACTGTCGCGGACAACGACGAAGCCTACATCGAATCAGCGAACGAGGTTTTCAAGTTCGCGGCTGACAAGCCCCTCTTGTTCGAAGCCCGCGTGCAGTTCACTGAAGCTGCCACGAATGCGGCGAACATCCTCGTCGGGCTGCTGGATGCCGTCGGGGCGAACAGCCTTGTTGATAATGGCGGTGGCCCCCCGTCGAGCTACAGCGGCGCAGTGTTCTTCAAAGTGGATGGCGGCACCCGCTGGCAGGTGGAGACCAGCAACAGCACCACGCAGACGACTGACGATCTGGTCTCCACCAACGTCAACAACCTGAGCAAGAAGACGCAGACGGCGGGCGGATCGGCCTATCAGGTGCTGCGGATCGAATACATGCCGTACAGCAGCACCAATGCTTACGTGTCGTTCTTCGTCGATGGTGTGCTGTGCTGCCAGCACGATTACATCTTCACCTCGGCGACCGAAATGCAGATCGGTATCGGTGTGAAGAACGGAACCGCGACCAACGAACTGTTGAATGTGGACTACGTGGTCTGCACTCAAGAACGCTAACAGGAGCCAAAGCACATGATCAAAACACAGAATCTGCGGCGGCTCTTCGAAGCGGCCCAACGTGACAACAACGTCGAGCGGTTCAACGCCGATCTGGCCGAGGGACTGCGGACCAAGCAAGTGAAGTTTGGCGACTTCTCCATCCGGTCCCTGTTCGAAAACTTCGTGCCCGATGGCCGGGAACTGCTGAGTTTGTACGATCCTCGGATGCAGGGCAATTCCGAACTGAAGGAAACCGCTTCGCTCGTGGCGTCCAGCCAGTTCGCCAAGATCAGCGGACAACTCTTGTACAATGCCGTGATGGAGGCATACGTCCAAGAGGCGTTCGTCTTCACCCCGTTGATCCCCACCGTCTCGACGCAGTTCAATGGCGAGCGGATCCCCGGCATCAGCGGCATCGGTGACGAAGCCCTGATCGTCGATGAGGGCCAGCCTTACCCGAAGGCCGGTGTCTCGCAGACCTACATCGACACCCCGACGACCACCAAGCGTGGGTTGATTGTCGAGGTGACGAAGGAAGCCATCTTCTTCGACCGCACTGGCGTTCTGGAAGATCGGTGTCGTCGGGTTGGCGAGGCCCTCGGGCTGAACAAGGAGAAGCGGGCCATCGACTGCATCGTTGATGAGAACGTCACCGATCACCGCTACCGCTGGCGCGACACCGTGATCGCCACCTACGGCGACAACTCCGGCACCCACTCATGGGACAATCTGGAGGCGTCGAATGCGTTGGTGGACTGGACCGATATTGACAATGCCGAGCGGCTTTTCGCTGGCATTCTCGACCCGGAAACCGGCGAGCCGATCCTGATCAATCCGTCTCACCTGATTGTGACCCGGCAGTTGCTGTACACTGCCCGGCGGATTGTCAATGCGTCGGAGATCACTGTCACGACTCCCGGGTATGCCACCACTGGCAATCCCACGGAGACCCGTGCCCAGAATCCGATCCAGAACTACTCCATCGTCTCCAGTAACCAGTTGGCGGCCCGCATGGCGACCGATACCAGTTGGTTCCTCGGCGATCCCGGCAAGGCGTTCCGGTACATGGAGAATTGGCCCCTCACCGTGGTGCAGGCTCCCGCCAACAACGAAGCGGAATTCACCTCTGATGTGGTGATGCGGTTCAAGGCGTCTGAGCGTGGAGCGTTCGCCACTGTCGAGCCTCGCGCGATGGTCAAGTGCACGGCCTAGTAGGCTGAGAGGCCGACACGATTCCGCCCCCGTCGGCCAACTACCGGCGGGGGCTGTTTTTTGGAGCATGAGTGATGGCGAAAGCGAAAGACAAACCGGTTCAGCAAGATCCGGAAGTGGATACGGTGCTGGTCGTGGCAGAGACTCCCCCGGGCGTCACATTGCCCCGCTGGCGAGTCCGACCAAAGGGCACGGAGACTTGGCAGGACGTGGAAGCCGAGACAGCCGAAGACGCCGTGAGAGCGTTTAACGGGCGTGGCAATTCGGGCCGGGTGTTTCCGTTCAAGGCTCTTGAGATCGAGCGTGTTTAATGCCGACCGATGCCGAACAGATCGCGACGATCAAAAGCAATCTTCTTGCAGCGTTGGCGACCGAGTCCGCCAACCCAAAACCGTCGTACAACATCGACGGGCAGCAGGTGGATTGGAACGGATACCGCAACGCGATCCTCGGCCAGATCGCGGCCCTGAACTCGTTGCAGTCTGCGGCGACAGGTGCCTTTGAAGAGATCGGCGAGGCCACGACATGACGCTAGACATCTCCGGCGACTATACGATCTTCGACAACGGCGAGACCGTTACCCTGCGACAGATCAGGCCGGAGGGGGCGTCAAGCGTCACGGTTTCTAATGCCGTGGCCGGGGTGGTCAATCGGGCACGTCTGGCGGCTGCTGGGATCGAGATCGTCGGGGACGAAAAGTCGTTCTCTCTGAACGCGACACAGTGTGGAACTCGTGGCGTGCAGGTGGACGACATCATCATTGATTCGGCTGAGGTGCGGTGGCGTGTCATCCAGACGAGCCAAGCGACGCTTGACACTCGATGGACCGTCGTCTGTCGGAGGCAAGTCTAATGCCCGCTGAACTGACCACGATTCTTGAGACCGTGCGGGATCAGGTGCAGGC